CGCCGATCTCGCGCACGAGCCGTCGCCGATCGCTCGCGCGCTTCGTCGCTTCTGAGGTGACCACCATGGACGACTCGAACCAAATCGAGGAGGTCGGGCTCGGTCCCGACTCGTCAGTACCGCAGCGCGGTGCGCGCGCCTCAACGTAGGCACGGCGACAAGGCCGCCCATGTCGAGCGTGGCGGCCCGGGCCGGCGACGGTGACACGTCGTCGGCTCACCACGAGAGCAACCGAGGGAGACGCGATGCAGACCGAGACCCGAGATGGAGGCAAGCGATGACGCGGCGTAGCGACGAGCCGGTGCTGGCGCCCACGTCTCCGGGTACGAGATACGGGCGACTAGTGGCGAGGGAGCGGACACGCAAGGTCGGCCACTCGTGGTTCTGGATGTTCCAGTGCGATTGCGGAAGGGCCGTCGAGCGCGACGATGCCAGTCCACGTCAGGTCGCGCGCGGTGGCGGGGCCCCGAGTTGCGGATGCGCTCGCAAGGAAGCGAGCGTTCTCCGGTCCATGCACAAGAGCGAGTACCAGGCGTGGATGAACATGAAGGATCGATGCGGACGGTCGACGAGGAGGGGCGCGCACAACTATGTGGGACGCGGAATTGCGGTCTGTGACCGGTGGTCCGGTTCCTTTGAGTCGTTTCTGGCGGACATGGGGCCGAAGCCCTCCCCGGTGCACTCCCTTGACCGCATCGACAACGACAAGGGTTACGAGCCGGGAAACTGCCGGTGGGCGACGCGCGACGAGCAAAGCCGAAACACGAGACGCAACACGCTCACCGAGAAGATCGTCAGCGACGCGCTCTTGATGAAGTCACACGGCGCATCCACGAGCTACCTCGCCCGAGTTCTCGGTGTCCCCCTTCAGACGCTTGAGGCCGCCATCTCTGGTCGCAACTGGAAAGGGG